AGCGGCTGATACTATTAGGTTCATAGTGACAGTCGCTATTGTTGTATATAAAGGTTTAATACCTGTAGTTGACCGAATACTTACATTAAACACTTATCATTAAGTCAAATTCAGTAGTGTCTCAAATAAAAAAGGCTGAATCTCAACGAGTTGTTTTCGTTTATTGATTCAGCCTTTTTATTAAGTAGTAAATAAATTAAAAATCTTCATCCTGTTCTCTTTTTAATTGATTTACATCCGGATAATCATAACTGCCATCTCTATCACGATGACTTATTATCTTTACTTCATAGTAATCACCAATATGAGATAAAGACTTTAAATCATCGTCCGATATATTGATAGAATTATCGGAACAATCAACATTTATAGATAATACTTTTGCTATTATCGTTGCATCTTGTTGGAGGGCCACATAACGATTTCCAACGTGAAACAAAATAACAGCACTTGGATATAACTTTTTATAAAAGTCATACGCCTCAATTTGTTTTGTTTTCATAATATTTGAATTATAAATCTATTGACGTAGCTACACAATGGTCGCACAATCCATCGTTTCGAACATATTCTGATTTTGGAATTTGTTTATCACACTGAGTGCAATAATACAAGGAATTTCGCTTCTTATAAATAGCATTTAATACCTTATATTTTGATATATGGTATTTCATGCATATTCGTTGAACTATTTGAGAAGTTCTATATTTCCCCATTTTTCTTATATTCTCAAAATCATGCTTAACTATATAATCCAATGTGTTAGACTCATGCAGCAAACCCATTGTATATAATTTCTGAATGTCGTAATAGGATACCCCAGTGATTTCTGCCACTTTCTTAATCTCATCGTCTTTAAGCTCAATCATTTTCTTTTAAACATTAAAACTACTGGAACTGTTATCATAGCAACGCCACATAACATGATTATTGCAGAACTTATCATATTATGTATTGATTGACCAAGCCTTATGACCAAAACAGCAATCAATATATATACTAATACTCCGACAATTGTCAAAATAATATTGACACCCCTCTCTTTATAAGATAGGATTGGGGGTGAATCAGCCACCGGCTGTTTCTTTAATTCATCTGGGTCCAGCCCATGAATATAACAAAACTGAAGAGCTAACTCAATGTCTTGACACTGGCGATCTCTTTTTAATTTTGTGTCAAGTCCATATCTCAATCGGTATTGATGAAACCACGTTTCCATTCGGCTCAATCGATTTCGAATACGAGTGTCAGCCACTATATCCAGCAATTCTTTTTCTTGAGACCGGTTCAGGGTAATAGCAATAGCATGAAACGGAGAGCTAAATTCAAACGGTTCAGCATCAGCAAACAGAGGTATGTCTTTATATGAATATTCTATCTTTTCAACCACATGCTCCTGTTTGAATTTACTAAAACATAGCTCCAATTCTGACGGCACAATGTTACGCAAACAAGAAGCGATAGATTGCGAAACGGCATCACATCTACCTGAATACAACAATGCTCCAAACCACGCTTCATATACCGGATTCATGGAAATTGCTCTTTCTCCAAAACGTAACTCATATTGCCCATCATGTGTATGCGCTGATTTAAGCCACATTTTCGAGGATATGGATTGAATCAAAATATAATCAGTCATAAGTTACAATATTGATTTCAAGTTCAAGTGCTTGGGCAATCAATAGGAACATGTCAACGCTCATAACAGCCTTATGTCTTTCCACATGAGCTATTGAAACATAAGACATTCCTATTTTTTCAGCCAAAGAACGTTGACTATATGATTTAGTCCTTATATTTACAATGGTTTCTATCAATTCATCATAAGTATGAATCTCCTGGGAACCCAATGTAATTTTAGATTTAATCACATCGAGATACTCAATGCATTTCTTCATATTGAAATTGTGCTGTCCTTTTTCTAATCTTCTAAGAGTGGGGAGCAGCATGTGCATTTGAAAACTTATATCAGAAATTCTTGCTCCAGACCGTTCTTTGGCCTTTACCATCAAATCACAAAATTCAAGTCTATTCATTGTCGTAGTGTTAATACTACAAATGTATATAAATAATTTGTAGTATCCAAACTCTTTAATACATTTGTAGCATTTGAATTACTTACCAAGTCGACTTTCTTGCACCGCATCTTTAACATCATGCAGCGTTTCCTCGGTAATTACTCCCATATTAGCCAATTCGGTAGCAGCTGTTTCTATTAGCTGCAAATGCGATTCATCCTCCCATCCGGGGTTAATTTGATACTTTGCCATTTTTTGTAGGTTTTAAATTTTCAACTGTTTTATTTAAATTCTCATTGAAGGTATCAAGATAAGCAATGAGTCGCTCCATTTCAACGATTCCATCATTCATTCTCATTACTCGGTCTGTACATTGTAATGATTCGGGCATATTGTCTATCGCCTCCGTCTCTTCTTCTATTATATCTTGAATCTGATTTTTCGCATCTTCAATAACAGAGGCAACGTCCAGAAGCCTTTCTCGTCTGTCTTTATTCATCTTCCTTATCTGGTTTTATAATTTTCAATGTAACCGCAACTACAAGATTTTTCTGATTAGATACTTCTTCCATTGCCCGATAAGTATCTTCAAGCAATGCCAGCATTAATCTGTTGCTCTCTTCATGAGTCATGTTCTTCCAACTAATTCCAAGCTGCTTCGCCAACTTCTTAGCCGGCTTATAAAACTTGTGGTCAGAAGGAATCTCATTTACATCATATATTGCGTTATCATTGGCGAATAAATAACGACTCAATTCAATGTAATCCATCCATGTGCGAGTAAACAACTTCAAATCGTGTTTCTCACCGGATTCATCAATTACGTCTGGCAATTTTTGTTCGTTGTTCATACAGCTTCCAAATCTGAATCACAAGCTACGCCATTCAAAGTAACGGCCCCCACAGAAATGCGATACAAAGCCATTTTACGTAATTGATCCCCTTCCTCCTTTTCTGAAAAAGTCATATACACTTTCTTAACTTTTCCAATTTTGCCACAAAATTGCGGCTGGATTTCATTTGAAACGATTTTTACTTCATCTCCGACTTTAAATTTTGTTTTTCCCATTTTATTCATGTTTAAATTGTGACTTCCATTCCAGATAATTGCAACGAGATTCTTCCAATAAATCTGGAATATTGATATTCAATCTTTCTACATTAACGATTGGAACCCCGTTGTATGAAACATACAGCTTACCGGAAAATTCCATGACATTAATTGAAGTACAGCTAATCATTTTTAAACGATTGGCATGTTCGGCTTCTTTTTGAGACTTTCTTTTTAATTTAAGTTTTAACCACCATTGCTGAATAAATTGAATAATTTTCATAATACATAAGTAAGAAGGTTATCACAGAAGATAGCAGTAATCAATCTCCCAATCGTACTTAGTAATATCTACGTATGGATCATCTCCAGCTAAAGACTCTGCAAAACAAGAATACCCAGAACAATAGTCATAAAAGCATTTGTTATTACTTGTACAGTGGTAGCTTCTACTTTCCAAATCGTAGACACCATCAGGCCAATTGGAAGATTTGAATACTACGACAGCGTGTAACGGCTCCTTTTTACCTGGAGTGTTACCGGTGTCAGTGCGGATGTTGTTGTATGCCATAAATAGCTCTCGCAACTGATTCCACGTCAATTTAACGTCCTTATTTGTTATCATTGTTTACTTGTATTGAATAATCATTTGATTTTACCATCTTTATAAAGCTGCTGCTTACGGAGACGGTATTCCCGTTTCTTTTTTGTCCAATATTCAGTCGGACGCTTAATGTTCTCGCCTCTTTTTTGAGGTTGAATGATGTTTTGTATAGAACGCTTGCTACAATTAAACATCATAGCTAATTTGCGCTGGCTGTAGCCTTTTTCGCTTAATATCTTAATAGCTTCTTTTTGGTCTTTGGACAGTTTTACTCTAAGGTCAAACTTTGTCCCAGCAATTTTAACTTTTTCACTCTTATATGGCATTAATGATTACGATTAATTAAAGGACTGTTTCTAATAAATAGAATAAAATGCGCTACAGGTGCTAAAACGAATACATCTGTAGCGCAATAGAAACAATTAAACTATAAAAACTAAAGTGCTCTAAACCAAGTTCATATCCTGTATAAATAGAACTTAAAATAATGAAGCCATATAAATCTGTGGTGGTTCTATAATATTGTAATGATATGATCCCTTCAGGCGACCTGAAAGCCGCGTGCCAACGCGGAGGTCAAGGAGTCCCGAAGGATCATATATAAACAATGATTCATCTGACTTCAAATGTCCACCAAAACATTGCTACAATTTCATGGGCGTGAGGCATTCTATAAAAGAGTAATGTCACACTGTTAAGGGGACGTCGACATCAGGACGAACACGATAGGGGTCGTCCACATCTCGACGTCACAATTAAAAACAGGGTGTCTAAGTTATTCCCATCCAATTATAGCGGATTGCCTATATCAAATCATTTTCTTGCGCGTCTGTTATTTCTATTAAGAACTCTCATCGCCTTACGAATCTGACTTTGCTCATTCCATTTGTTAATCGTATTGCTGTAATCAAACTTATTGTATTCCAGAAACTCCTTCAAGAATACAAGCATGATATATCCATTGTCCGCTACACCTAAATTTACGACCTCTGCCGCTTTTCCCTCCAATTCAAACAAAGATTCTTCTTGCTCAACAAACTTACTTGAAATCGGACTTCTGTATTTGTATTTTCTCATCTTAGTTGTGCCATCACTATTCACTTTGACTTTACACCCTTCAAACATAATCAGGTCCTTCATTGTGTAATATGCTCCAGCGGCTTTATAAGCATTTACAAACACTGGAGACATATCTTTTGGTTCCCAATGAATCTTACGAATCATTTCATAGAAAGCCTTAGCAGCTTCATACAACGTCTTAGGTGTCTTGGTGTTCTTAATTTTTGCAGCTGCCTGATTAAGTTTCATAATCAATGCTGGAAGTTCATCGACATGCACGCCAAGTCCATTATTCATGTCACAACGCAATTTGATATATTGGCGTCCCTTGTGTAAATGAATTTTCATCTTCTTGGTCGCTATTTCCAAAAGTGTAACATAATGCCATGCCATTTTGTATACCGTCTCAGCGTTGTACCACCTGTTTCTATCGGCATAGCCCTCAATATCTTTGCCGGCGTACATTTTCGCTTGTTTTTCCAATTCGTTCAAAATAACTTTCCACGAATATGCATAGCCACGTAATTTCAATGATTCATGGAATCCATTTTTGCTGTATACCATATTCAAGCACTGAGAAGGAATCCATCGTCTGACAATTCCGTTTACATCAATGAATCCGCTGTCCTCAATCTTTTTAATCAATACGTCTAACGCCTGGGATAAAGACGATTGTTCGTAAACAGCTCCGGTTGACGTGTGAACATAGTGTTTTATACCGTCTTTAGTAGGAACAACAATAGTTCCCAACCCGCTATTCTCACCAATTACTACTCCAGTTGCTACAAATCCTGTTGCTGGGATTTCAATTTCTGCACCACAATTCTGACAGATTACCTTAGTTGTTTTCTTATTTGCGACCATAATTTTTATTGTTTTAATTGTTTATAAACCAGTTTTTTAACATTATAAATGATTTGTCTGCTCCTTGATAATACCAGTCCTTTGCGAATAATTCATCCGGATTAAAAGAACCGTTCACCATGGAGAACAGAATAAATATCTCCAGCTTTGCTTGAGCCACATCTCTTGAAAGTGGGTTACTTAAAGCATCATGGCCAAACTCATTCAGCAACTCACCTGGAGACAACGCTTTGAATCTCGATTTTCTTTCTTTTTCCATTGAACGTTGCGTCGGCTTGCTGTATTTGTATTCATCATATAAATCTTCAACCTCATCCAGCCATTCGTCAAGATTATCATATTTTTTAATTCCTAACGAACCTTCGACACTCACCGCTTTTCCGTTAATCTTCAGTTCTTTTTTCTTGAAGTCAACGCTAAATCGAGCACCTTGTTTTATGCGTTCTATAATTTCGTTGTACATAGTTTTCAATTTAACATCATTCAAATTGTTGGCACCTTTCTATAATACTCTCAATGTACAGGGATGTAGATGACTCGGCAAAGCTCAGGGTCTGGTAGCTTACCAGAGCAAGGAGCTGGGCGGAGTCATATTAAACATCACCAGCTAAACAACACAATTCTTATGATAGATAGAGTTGTGCTACTCTTTACACAATCTCACTGAAATGGGCGTCTCTATAATATGGCAATGTAGAAACCGTTTGATTAAGGTCCCTTACAGATGGTCCTCCAGGTTAGCAAACCTGGACGGACCCTGTCAGGTCCCTTATATGAAACAGTTTCTTTAAATTGATTCAGTCTTGATTGTGCTCCTACGTCTTAGTAACATAATGACATCACAAGAATGACGCATATCTATAAAGGCATAATGATTCCAGTTGAATCCTGGAGAGGAAGCGACCGAAGCCGGCGGCCACGCCGGATTGATGGCTTCATCTCTACGTTTGAAACTGGAATGTGAACTTTTCTTGTCTTAGTCATTAAACATGCGCTTGTTTATATGCCTCTGACGATTGTGTCATACAAATCCTTGCCGAATAACAAGTTATTTCTCATACACCACAGAGTATAGTATCCGTCAAGTCTGCCGGTCTTATTAATCAAAGTCCTGACTTTCTTTCCTTTACCTCTGTGAATACAACCGTCTTTCTTATCTTTCATCCATCCCAGACCTCCTATATCGTCCATGCTTACAGATTTCCCAACCTTTACAGCTCTAAGACAATCCATAACAAATCCGTTCAGTCTATCAATATCAGACTTCACGTTAATTGTTTTAAGCACTCCAGAAGCCCAAGAATGTTCTCCATCTCCATAATACAGCCATGATTGCACTGATTTCAATGCTGTTTCAAATTTGATTCCGCATCTAATCTTTTTGATTGTGCGGTCTGTTATCTCCTTTGTGAACGTCTTTATTCTGTGAGCACTCAAACTGATTTCTGAGCCTTTAATGCTATATCCAAGAAACTTAAACCATTTACTGTTGGTGATATATTCAACCTTTTTAGGATTCAGTTTCATATTCATCTTTCCAAGCTCTTCAACCATAATTTGCATCGCTTCTTCATATCGTTTCCCCACATACAGCGTGTCATCCGAATATCTCACATAACTTTCTCCTAAATCGGTCAACTTCTTATCAATCTGGAAGAGGACCACATCAGCAAGCCAAGCTGCCACCGCACACCCTTGCTTCAGGCTTTGATATTTTGATGTTTCGCATTTCAGTTCACTGTCGTAATAATTATCGTTATGATAATATTCTCTCACAATATCAATAATTTTTGACTTTCCAAACCGACGCTCAATCTCATCAAAAGCACCGTCAATATATTCAATTGGCACTGAATCGAAATATTTGCTTAAATCAGATTTCCAGCCTATCACATCATGTGTACTTCCACTCAAAGTATCAATCTGTCGACTAATGTCCTTCACAACCTTAGAGCATCCAATGCCTTTCTGATAACTTACACAATTCTTATGTACCATATCCCCGGCAATCTCAAACAGCATATCGTTCACGAGAGACAAGAATATTCTGTCCTTATCTTCGTTTACAAACACCGTTCTAAATTCACCTGGAGTATCCTTTGGAATCTTTGCAGTATGAGGCCGTTCAATATGATATTGTCCGGATATAATTGCTAACAACAGTTCCTTTCTCCCATTAGGAGACACATAATGCCTCAATACCGGTTGGTCTATGTCTTTCAATGCTCCTTTATTGAGAGCTACAGACCACCTCTTAGCATCGAAGAACATATCCAATAATTTATCTTTCATGACTAATAAATTCAATTAAGTCTCAATCTTGATTGTACATATTAGGCAAGTGCCCAAAGGCACTTGCCAGATGAAGATTAAAGAATAAACTCAAACGCTACAGCCGGCCTAACAACGAGGGTACCATACTTGCTGCCGTAGCTGGTGCCACCAGAGCTGAAGTAGACGTACCAAGCGTAGTTGCTACTATACTCAGTGCTACTCCAGTACCAACCTTCTTTTATAGGATCTCCGCCCACTTCTTCAAGTGCTTTATTAACTTCAACTATATTAGACATTAACAAATGCAATTGCGCAACTGAAGGGATGTATTCATTGTTTTTCAGCCCAATCTCAGGATTAAGTTTGCTTCTCATGTCATTTGTATTTCCTATTCCATTCCAATCGGTAATGGCTTGAGCGAATGTATTTTTGAAAAATTGATTTGACCCGCAACTTTCAGTACACAGTGCTATCTCTTCACCTCCAGCAGCATCTTTTAGAACTACATTAGCAAATTTGTTGCCTAATTTATATCCAACAGCTATTGTTTTGGACTTATCTTCAGGCGTAGCAATAGACTGATGAACAGCTTCATTTTCAGATTTAATAAAATAAATACCATCTGGAAATTCACTGCTTTTTGCTGATGGAAACTCGTCTGTCCCAATCACAAAATCATAAACACTTTTTGCTTTTGTTACGTCAAACCCAGACTCTTTAATTAACAAGAGTCTTAATTGTTGCATTTCGTTTAATTTATTTTCCATATTATTTATCCTAAGTGTAATTGTTCCGCTATTAATTTCATTTCTTGGTATGCAATCTGATGACAACCTACGGTAAGAATGTCGTTCTGATATGAATGTACGGTGTACATAGACCCTATTGATTGAATCTTCATACCTTTATTCTCAAACTGTGTGCTATTCTGATGCCATCTATTGATGTATTTCCACAATCGTTGACATTCTTCCAGGGCAATTCTTATTCCCTTAGAAGTTTCTACCAAGTTTCTGATTTTATTGAACCTAAGTAAAACATTGCCGCCAAAGTAAATAGGTTGATTCCCAAAAGGTAAATTCACCCTAAATCCTTCGTGATAAAGTTGTCTCAGACCTTCATCACCGTGTTTCTTTAATTCGTTGATATAGTCTTGCTGTTCAAGCTCTTGCTTACGATATAATTCCGCTTGTTGCTTTGCCAACTCATTTTCTTTATCAATAAGAGCCATGCGATTTCTGTATGCTGCTAAATCAGACTGTAATTGCTGGCACATCCACTGCTTCTTATCGAACATCCATTTCTTTTTGTCCTCGGTAGACATCTTCACAAATTCTTCGTATTCATCATCATCCAAAGGACGCTCTCTATACGCAGTTCTCTCATGAGTAAGAAAGTTGATTACGGTACCATTATAATCAAATTTGGTCATTCGATTATTTTTAGGATACCAAACCCTTGCATCAAATCCACATAACCCAAGATGCTTTTCCAATCGGTCTTTTGCATCTCTCTTACGTTGCAGCATGTCGTTTATTTCACTTTTTTGGATTGCGGCTGCATAATTCTCTTTTTTAATTGACAGCAACCATTTGCCTACGCATCCGTTTTTAGCATACTTACTTAATTCGTGAGTAGTAATCGATCCGGGCACAGTAGGAACATATTTCCCTAAAATACGCTTACACCAAGCTGTAGATGGAGTTAAATATCCCACGAACTGAGATAATCGCCGGCACTTTTGAACTTTTCTTAATCTGGCAGTACGGTCTAAATATTGCTTCCAGCTGCCAGAGCCATTAATTGAATCAACAATAATTGACACTGGAGTATCTTCGGTCATCAACTTAAAGAACTTTCTCAACTTTTTCAGTTCTGTATTACCTATTTGATAACCATAAGACAAATCATGAATCGCTCTTTTGGCTAAAGAATTAAATTCGGTTACTTTCATTTTCAGTATTTTGTTCACTGTAATACATCCAGTTGTTTCAAACCATCGAACCATTTCTTTATACCCTTGATAACTAAACTTATAATCCAGTTGAGTAATATTGGGAACCTCAAGGCAATTACTAAATTCTTCAATAAGATATTCTAAGCCAAAAACAATAAAATCGCTTTTTGATTTATCAAACGATTTCATGGTCAATGGACTCAAAAAATACAGCCTACCTTTGTCATATCGGTCAACAGCAAAAACCGACACATCATCGCACTTATCTGGGATTGCCCCTCTCATGTAGTTTTGATGTTTACTGGTAGAGCTACTATATCTCGCACTATCGACGATATAAATGATTTTATCTTTATGTTCGATTCGTTGTCCTATACAGGTGTAATACGACTTCAACACTCCATCTTCATGACTCATGTTGCTTCCGTTATGCGCTCTATCTTCATTGTGTGCCCAAGCATGAGCTACGTCGTAATTTGAATATCCCATATCAATTTGTTTTTATTATTTCTTATGAATAGAATTTATTGTGTATGAAGGAGTGAAAATGTGTCCAAAAAAATAATGGGAAGCCATGACTTCAATGCCACAACTTCCCATCTTGGAGGATAATCAGCAACCTCCACTCAGCAACAATAATTAAATATCTTATTTACATGAAATCAATCGTTCATTTGGTTTTCCAATTCAGGAATACCCAGGTAATCACACGCCTCCTTAACATTAGTATAAAACTGGGGCCAAAATTCTTGCCACTCCAAATATTTCCCAATTCTACTTGCAATCTGCTGTAATTCATCATCTGAAATATTAGGACTGTAACCAGCATCTTTAATATCCTCACGGCACAAATTAATAACGGCTATTTCCTTAATGTTAGAAGGAATAGAGACATCATGTACTTCATCTGTTTCGGGTATTTCATCGATAATATATCCAATATTTCCTATTTCGACATCAAGCAAAATTTCTCCGTCTCGCCATTCTTTAGCGTATCCATATATCTCCAAGTAGTCATTACGGACAACTACACGAGAAACAATGCATTCACAATAAGATTCCCAATGACGTTCTCCAGCTATCACTATAGGAGATTGCACACCCTCAACAGGCTCTCCTTCTTCGGTTTCAAAACGAAATTCGCCACCGTGAGCCAACGCAGCTTGTTTCAATTCTTCACGCTCAATAGCGTCTAACTTTTTATATTTATCGTATAAATCAGTATGTTTCATTTTTATTCATTTATAGGGTAATGCCATTGTGACCAATAAACTTCATCCCACATTAAATCTCTGGGATTGTCTCCGTGTTCTAAGTCTTTTGTAAACTGTTCTTCATTTCCATTATAAGCTCCATTAACAGCACATTTATCGCAGCAGAAGAAACTTCCAGAAATATAGTATCCGTAAAAGATAGGAAAGCCACAATTAGAGCAAACGCGCAATTCATTTATTGCATTCTTGTGTTCGTAAGAGTACAATAAGTCCACAGTCTGTTGGTTGTAAAGTTTCTCCCACTGTGATAAGACTTGTGCGTCAACTTCTTGTCCTTTGGGCGAGAATGGGTCATGTTTGAGAGACAGTGTCTCCATTCTCGATTTTTCAAACGCTTTAGCTATAGACAGACCTTCACGTTTCCAAAACATAAAGCAGTCATGACAAAAGATTGTAAAAACCATTTGCCATTGTTCATTCGTGTATTTCATTGCAATGCATTTTATTATTAAAACTTACCGGGAAATAGCGTTCTCGCAATACTGTATGCCAATTCTTCATAACACAGCCAGCATACAAATGTGTAATGGGGAATCGATTTGTCGTTACGAATAGGCTCCCCAAGTTCTTCTTCCAAATCTTCCACAAACTCTTCCATGTCATCAATATGGTCAATATAAAATTTCTTACAATCACTATTGTAAATAAACATACCAACCATACCTGACGCACATCCTCCTTTAGCCAAATCATCAAAGAACCAACTTGGATAATCATACCCATCAGAATGATCAGCCATATCTTCAATAAGTTCTTCCACAAAATCATAGCTTCCAGTGTATGCCTGTTGATACATCCCTTTTAAAAACGTGCTTGTATCTGGCAAATCATCACAACATTGATTCTTAGCACTAAATCCAAAGAAATGAGAGTATATTTCATCGGCATTGTCTTGGGCCATTAGCCAATCGCATGGGGTTTCTCCATCTTCCAGATAATCCTGAATACTTTCTTGTTCATCAATGAAAGCCTCCATTAGTTTCGGAGCCTCAGATTCGTGGTTCATTACAAATTCATTCCACCAATCAAGTATATATTCTTCAAAATCTTTTTCCATGTGTATCAACTGTTTTATTAATTATTGATATTTACGATATTCTCTTACCTGTTCAATATCGCTCATGCTGTTCCACCAATTCATAAAATCTTCGGTAGCGCAATCCAATGAATCTTCGTCATTTTCTTCCATCTCTGCATACTTTTCCGGATTCATTCCTGCAATTGCAAACAAAGCATTATAATCTGTAGAAGTATCCTCAGCCCATTCTTGAGCTTCCTTTATCTCTTGATTGGAGACACCAGCCTCCAAATGCTCTTCGTCCGCATACCCAAGCCATCCACAAATAGTATCAAAATCAAACCAGAAAAAGTTATTAATGTCTGTATCAGACCAACCTTCCTCCGGCTCACATTCTTCAAGCATGCTTTCAACAATATCAAATTGTTCATCAGTAAGCAAATCTGCTCTATCTTTGCCTCCGCTCCAAAATTTAAAGTTGCTGAGACTATCTTCTACATAATATTTCATAATGAATTAATTTTAAGGTAATTGATAACAGTGAAATGATAAGACATATCCTGGAAAATCTGGACCGAAATCTTCATCATCCAAGTATTCACATTGAGGATTCAATTCTCCGATATAAGGACCATTTTTATGCCATCTAAAGCCGCCTTCTTGATAAATGTAAGTGATAGTAATAAAATATCTTTCTTCAGTGCTTTCTATTTGCTTCCGAAAATATTCTTTAATTTGTTCAATATTATCAGCAACACCGTAAGAATTGGTTAGCATTACGCCACTCGCTTTATCAAACTCACTCCAGTATTCGCAATTAAAATCAAAATCTGGGCGTGAAGTTTCTTTGAACAGATAACTATGCAAATTACCTGTTAATGAAAAATATATACCTGTTTCCAAACGTGCTTGGGGATAGCTCATGATGAATTTCCAATATCGTTCTTCAGGCATATCAGGGAATTGCTCTTTAAGTATTCTTGCAGATTCGACATGTTCTGCTTCAATAGGTGTTAAATCTACCAGCATATCTACACATTTTCATATTCAACATCATTACGAGCATAATCACATGCCTCTGAATAGGTATCCCAACCTTTGCCGGGAACACATGAAATAGCCCAATATCTTAGCTTTTTGCTTTCTGCACGACATAAATAAACGGAGCCTTTGCAAACTCCGTCTACAATAATGTTGTGAGGTGTTGTGTTTGTAATCACAATTTTCATATCAATCTATCCAAAAGGTTTTGCAATGAGGACAACGATGTCCAGCTGGGAAACCATTGTCGTAATAGACATCTCTATGACGGTTAATATCCATATCTCCAAAAGTGCATTTACCCTCGGCAAAGGCTTTCTTGTATTGTGCTTCTTTTGACAATCTGGAATTTGTTTTTGATTTATACGGGTTAGTTCTTCGGCTTTTTCTTTCCTTTTAGCTCTGTTCCGCCTTGCGCTTGCTATACGAGCCACAAGAACAATAAAAAGAGCCAGTACAAAGCACGCAAGCGCAATAAAGCCCAAAATAGTTTCTACTTCCATTATTCCACGTCTATTACTTCTACAATACTTTCGACTTCAACCCATTTGTTATGGTCTTTACTTGAAAGGTCAAACGATACACTTAACGTACATTGCCCGGATTTCTTAGGAGAATATGCGATAGTAAAAGGCTGGGTGGTAGAAATGCCGATTACTTCATTTCCAACGTTGGGTGTGTTTAAGTAGTAGGTAACTTTTTCAACAGAACCGTTTATAATTTTCATTAATTCAGTGTCAGACAAACAGAACGGCGCAAAATTCACAGAATACGTACGCCCAACATAAACGCTATTCAGTTGTTCAATACTCCCAACTTCACTAAAAAAGGCAGAAGCCCGGACGGTTGTAGAAAGGTAGTTTGGTTCTTCTTCGGGTTCATTACTTGAGGTTGAGCAACCGGAAAGTAACAAACCCGGAAGTAGTAGGAAGGAAAGTAATAACTTCTTCATTTTATTTGCTAACTTTGCACCCACCGCCCGAAGCAGATATTACACTTTACTACATAAAGAAAGCGCGGACTATATAGGTTTACATATTTGAGGCATCGCCAAACGCCCAACGAAAATAAACCGTATAGCCGCGCTTAGCCGATATATCAAGCATGGATATACGACACCAGCGCGTTAAAAGGCTCTTTTCGTTATTTGTTAATTTGGCGATTTTCAAATATAAAGACCTAACGCTTTCCATTCATTACCGGATTTCTCCCCGATAACAAGCGCAAAGTTATCAAATAATTAGCACATTGCAAACAAAAAATATACAATTAGCCAAAACAACCGAAAACAACCGGGCGGTTGATTTTTCAACCGGAACAACCGAAGGGTTGAAAAAACAAGCGAAAACAACCGAAAACAACATTGATATGATATGTAATGATATGATTTAATAATTATCTTTCTCTTCTTCTTAATGGTGTGCGCGAGAGAAAAACGCAAAGGGGAAATGAAGCGATTTAAAGCGCGTCCGTATTACCGACTACTAAACACACGCAGAAGCTAATTAATTTCAATGTCGGGCAAATGAACAGGCAATGCGGCGGTTTTATACGCCTATTTCTCACCGCCTACTCTTTTTCAAAATTGGAAGTTTCGGTGAAGTGTTTGCTTCCTATTTCTTAATCCGTATTACCTTAATACGCTACCTTTGCTTCGGTTTAACAAAATAGTTTATGAACGAATTACAAGAACAAATCTTAGCACTACTTGTGGCAAAGTTCCAAGGCGTGCGCAAAGACGGGTTACAGCATTTGGCAGCCGCTATCGGCTTACAAGTCGCTACCATAGAAGAAGCTAACGGAGTTGTAGATAAACTTACCGCCGACAAAGTTAGCCAGTACGTAACAGATTGGCGTAAGGTTGCAGACGCGGAAATAAGCAAAGCGAACCAAACCTACGAAAACGGACTGAAAGAAAAGTACGATTTTGTGGAAAAGGGAAAGCAAACACCGCCGACACCACCCACGCCACCAGCAGGCGGAGCGATAACGCTTGACGCGATCAGCAAACTTATTGATGAAAAACTTTCGGGCGTGCAAAGTAGCATTACCGAGATTAACGCAAATAAGGCGGCTGCTTCGCGACGTGAACTATTTGTAGCGGAATTGGACAACGCGAAGATTGAGGGAAAGACCCGCGACGTGATGTTAAAGAACTTCGACCGGGCTAACACCTTTGCGAGCGACGAAGATTTCAACAGCTACTTGACCGAAGCGAAAGGCGACATCGCAGCCTTAGCGCAAGAACGCGCAGACGCAGGACTGCAAGGACACGATAAGCCGATTTTTGGAGCCGTGAACAAAGAAGGCGTAAGCAGTGGCGTAGCAGACTACATCAAAGCGCAAACCGAGAGTAAGACAGCCTTAACGGGCAAAGAAGTTTAACCGTAAATTCATTCTTTACAATGGGATTGAAGATAGACAGAAAGCAGGACAAACGTGTAGTACACGCTTGTACGCACATGCTGGCGGACATTCCTAACGGCGTTACCGTTTGCTCTTCCGAATTGGTTGCGGGCGGTATTTTGCAGGAAGGGACGGCATTAGGCGGCAAAGACGCTGCCGGGCTTTACCACGTAGTAAAGACCGCAAGGCTTACCGAAGACGCTACCGCCACTACAAAAGCCTACAAGGTGGCGAAAGGACATCATTTCAAAGTAGGCGATTTTATCATGTTGAAGGTAGGCGCAAAGGCTTACAAGATTACATCTATCAACACGTCGGAAACGCTTTACGACACCATCAACGTAGGCACTACTTTAGGAGAAGCCGCCACAGCAGGCGCAGCCCTTGTACTTGCCGCCGCTGAAAGCGCGGACACTACAAGCGCGTTCAAGTACGTGCCTAAAGCCATGACGGGCGACAGCTACGACGTGGAAGCCCTTAATAACCACTTTGTAACAGCGGTTACTATCGGGCAGTTCAAAGAGAGTGTTATCCCGGCAGTAAGCGACGACATTAAAGCCGCTTTACCCGGTATCAGTTTAATTTAATTGGGCTCTAAGTTATGATTAAGACTTTAATGCGCGGTCTTGTAGAGAAAGATATGCAAGCCGTGATTAATACTTACGATTTGAAGCCCTACTACTATCCTACGCTTTTCCCGTTGAAGGAAACTTATACCTTGACATGGAAGGCTTTGGAAGCGCAGGTAGGGCTTAAAATAGCCGCCGACTTGGTGGCACGCGGGGCGACAATTGACAAAAAGACCCGCGATGCGATTGCACGTTTGCAGGGGGACATCCCGAAAATTGCCGTAAAGCGTACCAAGAACGAAGACGAACTTACGGACTACGAAGTAATGTTAGCCATGACTTCGCAGAACCCCGACCTTCGCGCATTGGTTGAAGCATGGGCAGAAGACACTAATTTCTGCTGGACGGCAGTAGCCGCCCGTTTGGAATGGATGGCTTTGCAGGAAATCTCTTTGGGTAAGATTACACTTACCAACGAAAACAACGGTTCAGTAATCAGCGAATACGATGTAGATTACCAAATCCCAGCCGAAAGAAAGTTAGGCTTCCAAACCGGCTCGGCTTCTTGGGCTACTTCCGCTTCCGCGAAACCTATATCTAAGGACTTCAAGAACGTTGTAAAGGCAGCGAAGAAAGAGGGCGTATCTTTGAAATTCGCGTTTATGTCCCTTGACACGTTCGCGACTTTCGCGGAAACCGCAGAAGTACAGAAAATCTGCGCTTCTTTCGCCGTGAACGCCTTGAACCTCCAGCAAACGCCAAGCCTTGAACAAGTAAACAGCGCAATGAAAACGCTTCCCTACTTGAAGGGCTTGCAACTTGTTGTGATTGACCAAGATATTACCGTAGAACTTCCCAACGGTGACAGATACACCGGAAACCCGTTTACCGAGAACGTGGTACTGTTCACAGAAAGCAAAGTATTGGGACAAACTTACTGGAAGAAGCCCGCAGACATGAACGTAAAAGGTTCAGTAGCGATTAAGGCTTTGAACGGTCACACCCTTATAAAGAAGTTCGCTAACGAAGAACCTTTGGAAGAGGTTACTATGGGTATCGCAAACGCTTTCCCGGCGTGGCTTTCTTCTTCTCGTTCTTGGTTGATGGCTACCGACAGCAACACATGGAATCACTAACCGATACCGGAAAGGCTTAGCGGTCTTTCCGGTTAATAACTTAGCTTATGACGTACAAAGAATGGTTTACCCGGACTACGGCGCGTTTCGACATTGAAAGCGCGGACGTGGAGCTAATTTTAGCCAACCAGCAGAATACAATCCCCAACCCGGAAGAAGCGGTAGATGTAGTAACCGCCAAACGTGCGCTTTGCGCCGAATTTGGGACTATCATACCACTTGCCAACGTCAGCGAAGGGGGGTATTCCGTAAGTTGGAACTGGGAAGCTATAAAGTTTTGGTATAACCAGACTTGCGGCGAATTGGGCATAACCCCGGTTACTACGCCGAAGGTCAGAAACAGAAGTAACAGATGGTAACGGACGTAGCAAGCAGACAATACCCGCATTACCTATACAAGCGTACAAGCAACGGCGAAGCCGTGCAGGACGCTAACGGTAGTTGGCAGGCTTCCGGCGCGGAATGGACGCTACACAGCGTTTGCCGCGAGGAAACCAACGGGAAGGGTACGCAGATACAAGCCGCGAACGGGAAGTTTGTTACGTTCGCTTCGCTAATACAGATACCTAAAGGCGTGCAGCGCATACCCGAAGGCATGGAAATAGCGGTAGCGGATGAGCCGTTAGAGCCTTCACAGTTGCTTAACCAAGAAACAATGGAAGAAGCTAAGATTTCGGGAATAATTAGGATTTCCGGCGTGTGCTTGAAATTCGATAAAGGGCGTTTGCATTGCAGGCTATGGGTTTAGAAGCGAAATTCACGGGAGATATAGACGGCATGTTTAAAGCCTTCCTTCTTGAAGTGGAAAGGCAGATAATAGAAAGCCTTTGCCGTATAGGGGAAGAAGCCGTAAGCATGGCGAAGACCATACCGCCGGAACGCGGTTTTACAGACCGTACCGGAAACTTACGGTCTTCAATTGGCTACGTAGTCTTCAAAGACGGCAAGCCCGTTAATATCGCCTTTGAAGCGGTAAAGGGCGGTCACGTCGGAGTACACGAAGGACAACGTTTAGCCCAGCAGATCGGCGAAAACTATACCGACGGTTATACGCTGGTTGTAGTAGCCGGAATGAACTACGCCGTTCACGTGGAAAGCAAAGGGCGCGATGTTCTTACTTCCGCCGAGAAACAAGCCGAAAAAGCCATAGCTAAGGAACTTGCAGATTTAGTTACTAACATTAAAGACGCGTTCAAATGAAACATTGCAGCAGCATAGATACGGACGACATTCTTTTTAAGATTGTTTCGGAAGCGGTCACTTCCGGCAAAGTTGTTATAAACGGCGGCGTTTTCACACAAGGCGAAAGACCGGACGACAGCGAAGCCGAAGACATCGTGATAAACACCATTACGGTAACGCACGACAAACCGCAAACGGGTACTTCCAACGTGAATATTTACGCGAAGGATTTGAAGCTGCGGATTAAGGGTAAAGAACAGCGCAAGGCAGATAGGGAACGCTTGCGAACCATCGGCGACGCGCTTGTAGCCTATTTGGACGCGCAAAACATTGCAGACCTCGAATATTGGATAGAGAGCGACATCGTAATAAAAGAGCTTGAAGTAAACCAGCATTACCGGAACATTAGAATAAGTTGGAATATTCATTAAATTTTTATCAGTATGGCAACATTAGTAACATTGGGTCTTTCCAAGATTTTGGGTAAGGTGGGAGAACCTACGGATTTGAACTTTACCGAAACGGGCTATACGGCATTCGGACTTACCTACGAAGATACCTGCAAAATGTCGCAGGAAGACCCGGAAGTAACCGAGTTCTACGCAGAGGAAGAAGACGACCCGGTAGAAACCGTAGAGAAGCAGGGCAAAATAACCTTTTCCTTCTCAATCATGAACCCCGACCTTCCCGTACTTAAACGGCTTTTCGGGGGCGAAATAGCTTCCGACGTTTGGAGTTATCCCGATGCGGTAAACACCGTAGAGGAATCTATTATCATCCTTCCGAAGAAAGGTTTGAAGTTCCAAGTTCCACGTATGAAACTTGTAGCCAAAATTAACGGCGAGTTCAGCAAAAAGGGCTTGCTTCTTATTGAGGTTACGGGAACTGTTATGAAACCCACTACTTCGGGGTTAAAGAAAATGGCAGTAGGCAAAGTTTCAGCTTCTACGGCTTCCGTTTCTTCTTAATACCGGATTGATAACATCATTTTCATTAACCGGAAGCCCCGTTTACTTTGTTTTCGGGGCTTCTTTTATATTCAGACAATGGACTACAACGATAAGTTAGAAGCCTTAGAACGCGAACAAAGCGAATTAAGGCAGATGATAGGCGAAGGCATAACGTTTGACGTTGAAGTAACCTATACCCGCCGGAAGCCCGGCTTATTGGGCTTCTTCCGTAAACGCGAAAAGATTACCGAAAAGAAAGTATTCCGGGTTCAAGAGCCTACGCTGGCAACGCTTGACCGACTTAGCGCGCTTTGGCTGCAAATGTCGATAGACGAAACCAAATTGGGCGACGAAGACTATTTCAAGACCGCAAAGAAAATGGCAGCGCAGGAAGCCCGGAAACTTGCGCAGGTAGTAGCGGTTGCAGTATTGGGCGAAGACTATTACGACGTAACGGACAAAGGTGGCTATTTGGTACGCAAGCCCAATGAAACCCGCTTAGCCCGGCTTACTTCCCTTTTCCTTCATACCGTAACGCCTTCCCAACTTCTTACGCTCGCGATATTGATTACCAACGTAAGCAATTTAGGGGATTTTATAAACTCTATAAGATTGATGAGCGCAACGCGCACAAGCGACCCGACACAACTTATAGAGCAACCGGGCTAAAAAGCCCACACGGTCGCCGGGGGTCGGTTTGCGCGCACTTCGGCTGGACGTTGGATTACCTTCTACACGGGATTTCGTGGGGAACGGTTCAGAGAATGATAGTAGATGCACCGGGAGCAGAGGAAGAAGACACGAAACCGGGAACGACGGAAGTAGTGCTTACCGAAGAAAACGCGGGCGAAGTATTGGACTTAATAAATAAACTTAACCGATAATGAACATACAAGGTGGCGGTTTGTCCTTTGAGATTTCGGGAAGCAACGATAAGTTGTTATCGGTACTTAACGAAAGCAAGAAGGCAATACAGAATTTTAGTACGGCGGCAATTTCCGGCGGCAAAGGCATAGATAGAGCCTTTGAGAATGCAGCCGCCGCTATTGAAAAAGGCTTTGCAGATATTGACCGGATTGTAGATACGAACAAGGCTTCATTAGCTAAGTTGCAGGAAGAATACAAACGGTTAAGTTCAGAAGCTGCAAAGGCTTTCAGCGAAGCGCGGGATGCGGACTACCGACGTTACACGGAAGCCGCAAAAAACATACAATCGGAAATAACCCTACGCGAAAAACTGATTAACGAAGCGCAGGCTTCCGCCGACCAGCTTCTGCAAGAAGAAAAGGCATTGAAGAAGCAAAAGGAAGCAGCCGAGAAGAACGCGAGCACACAGATTTCACTACGAACCCAGCTACGCAACGTTCGCGAAGAACTTGCACTTTTGGAAGCCAACGGACAACGCGGAACGGAAGCCTTCAAGAAGTTGCAGCAGGAAGCCGGACGGCTTACCGATGCGATAGGTGACGCTACGACACAAGCGCGTATATTCTCCCATGACAACCGGGGATTGCAGGGTATGATTTCCGGGCTTAGCGGCGTAGTAGGCGCGTTCAGTGCGGCACAAGGCGCGGTAGCGTTGTTCGCCGGAGAAAACGAAAATTTGCAGAAAGTAATGCTAAAGGTTCAAAGCCTTATGAGCATTACGATAGGTTTGCAGCAAGTAGCGAACACTATAAACAAGGATAGTGCCTTTATGCTTACGACCGTAGCGAAAGCAAAGGAACTGTTAGCGGCGGCAACCAACAAGCTAACCATAGCTTTAGGAGGTTCAACCATTGCTGCAAAAGCGTTGATGGCTACGCTAACTTTGGGGCTTTCCGTCGCTATTACCGTAATTATAGCGGCACTTTCTAAACTTCAAAGCAAGCAGGCGGAAGCCAAGAAAGCACAAGAAGAATTTAACAAGAAGGTATCGGAAGCAGCCGGGAAACCCGTAGCGGCTTACCGGGCATTGCAAACGGAATGGATTAGCCTTAGCGGATCACTGAAAGAACGCGAAAAATGGGTACAGAACAATGCCGACAAATTCAAAGAATTAGGCTTTTCAGTCCGTGACGCGAAGGAAGCCGAAGAATTATTAGTTAGTAACAGTTCTAAATTTGTTGAAGCGATGATGTTGCGGGCTAAAGCCACCGCTACAAGCGAACTTGCGATAGAAAAGTATAAGGCTGTAATAGAAGCGCAAAACAAGCTGGATGCAACCCCTAAAGCATACGTTTCTAAAAAAGGCACATATACGGACGGGTACGGGGTAAAACGGAAAGGTACGGTATTGGAGAAAAGCGACACATGGAAAGAAGCCGAAGAAACATTAGAGAAAGCCGAAGCCGAATATAACAAACTTATCAACCTGCAAGTAAACTTTACCCAGCAGGAAAAGCAGATATTAGCGCAGATAGGCAACCAAGCCGGGCAAATTATAGCTGGAAGCGTGGAAGCAGCCGAAAAGGAGTTGGCACGGTTGCAGGAACTATACAAGAAGGCTGGTTCTGACAAAGAACGTGCCAGCTTGAAAAAACAGATAGAAGCACAGCAGAAGGAAGTAAACCGGATAAGCCTTACGAGTAAGAAAGAAAAAGACCCGTATTTAGAAATGCTGACGAAGCGAAAAGAAAAGTATGCGGATTATTTAAAATGGGTCACAAGCAAAGACGAAACGTTGAGAAAGGCAGCAAACACCGAGTTTGCCACATTGTTGAAGGAAGGTACAAGCTACCTCGATTATCTGGAAAAGAAACGCGCGGATATTCAGGCGAAAGCAACCAAGACAACAACCGACCTAAAGAACCTTAGCACGCTTAACAACGAAATAGCCAAGACCACGAAGGAAGCGGTTATTTCGGACTTTGACAAAAAGCTGCAAGAAGAATTAGCGGCATGTCAAACAATAGGCGCACGTTTAGACCTGCTGGAACAACGAAGGAAGGAACTTAGCGGCGATAATTCCGACGTGGATAACGCCAAGAAGGATATTATAGACGACGCCAAAAAAGACACCGTAAAACAAGCTAAGGAAGAAACCAAACAGTTGCTAAGGGAATACGCCGGGTATTTGTCCGATAAACTGGATTTTGAAGAAAGCTACGCATGGAAGAAACAAGCGATTACGGATAAGTTAGCCAAAGCCACTACCAGCAAGGACAAACAAGTAGCCGAAGCCGCTTTAGCCGCATTGGAAAAGAAACGGGCGGAGTATTCAAAGCTGACCGGAAACGAGCAATACGACCAGCTTTTGCAGCAATACAAGACGTACCAGCAGCAACAGACCGAAATAATGAAGACGTACGCGGCGCAACGTGTTGAAGCCGAAAAACAGGGCAATATAGCGATGATAGCGCAAATAAACGCGAAGGAACAAGCCGAGTTAAGCAAACTTGCAGCTTCCCGCCTTATGGCTTCCGATAGCTGGAACCAGCTTTTCAGCGACCTAAGCACACTTACGACCAACACGATAAACAAGCTGATTACAGACATAAACAGCAAGAAGGTATCACTTTCCGCACAGTTCAACCCGGCAGACTTGAAAGCCATTAACGACCAGTTGGAGAAAGCGAAGGACGAATTACACGAACGTAACCCCTTCCTCGCTTTGAAGGACAGCTTAGCGGAATTGCGTGCCGCCATGAAAGCCGACAAACTATTAGAAAGTGACGACCCGTTTGTTAAGAGTTTGGAAGAAAGGAAAAAGCAGTACCAAGCCTATACGGACACCATAAACAGCGGCGACGAAATATTAGCAGGCGCGGCAAAAGAAGCGTTCGCGGAACTTCTTAGCGAAGGTTCTTCCTATGTTGATTACCTGCGCCGGAAGATAGCCGAACTCAACAAACAGAAAGCTACAATAAAGCTGACCGTAGAAGGCGAAGAACAGTTAGCCGTGCTTAACGCCGCATTGTCAAAGGAAGAAGGCACGACGAAAAGCGTTTCAGCAGCTTTTAAGGAATCCTTTAAAAGCATAGGAAGCAGCATAGACCTTGTTTCCGGGGCATTTGACAGCGTTATAAGCGGAATAAAGAAAATGGGTGTTTCAATGGACGAAGAAACGGACGCTATTTTAGGGGACATCGGCGGAATGCTTGAAGGTGCAGGACAGTTCGCCGCAGGTTACGCAAGCATGAACCCGGTACAAATGGTTTCCGGTGCGGTAGGCTTCCTTTCTTCCGCCTTCGACCTATTCAACACCCGCGACCGGAAAGCCGAGAAGTCCATAAAGAAACACCAAGAAGCCGTTACCAAATTAGGCTATGCCTATAACGCATTGGAACACGCCGTAGATAGTGCTTTGGGCGAAACCGTTTATCAGAACCAAAATGCCATGATACAGAACCTGCGCGCCCAGCAGAACGAGATACAAGGCATGATAAACGATGAAATCAGCAAGAAGAAAACCGATTGGGGCAGAGTGGACGAATTTAGGGAGCAATACGCCGAAGCCGGAAGGCAGATAGAAGACCTAATAAAAGAGATTACCGAGAGCATTACGCAAACTTCGGCTACGGAATTGGCGGACGAATTGGCAAACGCGCTGGTAGAAGCCTTTGAAGGTGGGGAAAACGCGGCTAAGGCTTTCGGAGAAGTAGCAAACGACGTGATAAAAAACGCCGTTGTAAACGCCTTAAAATTACAGTTCTTAGAACAACCCTTACAGAAGGCTATAAAGCAGCTTCAAAAAGACATGGGGTTTGATGAAGAAGGAAACGGTTCTTTTAACGGATTGACGGAAACGGAACAGGCGCGTTTCAAACAAGCCATACAAGCAGCCGGGGCGAACTTTGCCGCTGCTATGGATATGTACAAAGACCTATTTGAACAGTTGGACGAAGACGACCCCAGCACGTTAAGCGGTGCAATAAAGGGCGCAAGCCAAGAAAGTATAGACCTTTTGGCTGGGCAAACGAACGCGGTACGGGTAAACCAAGTAACATCGCTCCAACTTTTGCGGCAACAGCTTACGCACCTTGCGAACATGGACACCACGTTAGGCGTGATAAGCGGGCGGCTGCTTACCATAATAAACAAGATTACCAACACCCCTACGGATGATTTACGTTCGCAGGGCATAACCGATTAACAACGGAATATGAGTTTTGAAGAATTGAAAAGGGCTTTAGCCGCCGAAGCGCAGGCTAAGGGCATTTGCTCGGAATGGTATAGCTTCATTCTTCGGGCGACATCAAAAGAAAGGCTTCTGACGCTTTTTGTGAAAGGGCTTGATTTTGTTTTTGACAACGATTTCCCCAGCGCGGAACTGCGTGCGGAGTTCAAAGGCTTGCATGAACATTACGGCGTGTTCATCGACGAACCTTTCAGCGTTGCAGACATGCGCCGTATTGTAGCTTTCGGGACATCGGAAGGCAAAGCCCGGTTTTCGGGGTTCTGCGCGGCGCAAGTATGGGCGCGGGATGATACAAAGCTGGTTGTAGAGGTTGAAGATAACGCCTTTGTCTGCATTGACATAACCAGCCGGACAAAAGTGGAGATAACAGCAAGCGGGACGGCAAAGGTTACTGTCTTCCAACACGGCGGGGAGTGCATTAACCGGGCTTCCGGCAACGCGAATATAAAAGTAATTGATAAACGTTAGCAGTTATGGCATTAGAACAGAATTTAATTTTAGACTTACCTTTCGACGAAGCGAACGGTTCTACCGTTGCATACGACTTTGCGCAGAACCGCCACGACGCAACCGTAGTAGATTGCAGTTTTGTAGCAGGTAAGCAGGGAAACTGCATAAATTTTGACGGCGAAGGATATGCAGACGTAAACTATAACGTTGTACCCCTATCCGGCAGTTTTACCATATTGGCATGGGTAAAAGCCAATAAATACCCGGACGGCTATACGGGCAAAAGAATAGGGTTGTTCTGCAATACCGACCAAGTGGAAGGCTACCGCGCCTTTTGGATAGACGTAGAACCGGATAGCTGGGGCTTCTTCGCTATAAAGAAGTCCGGTAACAGAGTTTTGGTTTATTTAGACACGCAGTTAATAGAAACGATTGTACTGCCTTCCACGCTTACCGGGATAGCGTTAATACAAGACATTTACGGCATAGGTTACGGTTACGCCGATTTAGACAGCGTGAAGGTGTATAACGTCGTATTGAGCGACGCGGAAATAGGCGAAGAACTTAACTCCGTTGCACAGCTTGAATATTATTTGGATGGTAAGAACTTCCGCGATTTCGGAATACGCGTAGAAAGTTCTACGGGCGTTCTTGACCTTCCCAAACTGAAAACCCCGGCTTCCGTTGATTGGGCGGACTATCACGGGAAAGTTATAGACCTTACCGAAAAGCGATACCAAGAACGCGAAATAACGCTTAATTGCTGGCTAAAGGCTTCCGGCAAAATGGATTTTGTAGAACGGGTTAATACCTTGTATGACCGTTTCCGGCAGGACGGCACACAGCGTCTTATGATTTCCATACACCCAACTAAACCGCTTGTTTACGAGGTTTACTGCGAAGACGGGGTAGCCCCTTCCAAACGCTGGCACGATGATAAAATGATAGGTACTTTCTCCCTGAAGCTGAAAGAACCCGACCCGGTTAAGCGTGTCGTAAGACACCAGCGATTAAACAGCGGTTCGGCTTCGGTAAGCGTAGCTTTCAAATCGGATAAGATGGTTAATATCTATTGGGGCGATGGTACGGTAGATACAGACGTTTACGGGGATTGCACCGGAAAGAACGCCATTAGCCACACCTACACGGATAACGGAATTTATTACATAATTGTAGCCGGGGTAATTGAAGACATAACGGACTTTGAAACTAACGGTATTGTAGTATGGAACAGATTATAATAAACCATGCCGACGGAAGCAAAACACCGTTATTCAGCAGGAAGAATATAAGCGCAGTAAGCAAGGCGACGCAAAAAATCGCCTTGCTTTCCGAGGACGTGGTAAGTATTACCATAACCACCGCTACGCCTTTGGATTTGATGATAGGCGATACCACGCTGATATACGGCAAGAAGTACAAACTTAACCAGCTTCCGCAAATAACCAAGAACGGCGAAAGGAACTATACCTACGAACTGACCTTAGAAGGGGCGCAATACGACCTTATAGATGTTCAGTACCATTTGCCCGAAGATTGCTACGGCGATACGTTCTACTCGGATTTGGGCGGGCATTTGGAAGTATTGATGTGGAACATAAGCCGCGTATATCCGGGGCTTTGGAAGCTGGGGAACTATCCCAAAGATACGGAGTACACAAACTTTACAGCCACCGAAAAGAATTGTTTGGCGGCATTGCAGGAACACTGTACCAACTACGGCGTAGAATTTGAGATAACCAGCGACGGGAAGACCAATACGCTCAACATAAAAGCCAAAGCGGGAATAACGCATACTTTCACGTTGAAGTACGGGCGCGGGCGTGGTCTGTACCAGCTTAGCCGTACCAACGTGAACAATGCCGGGATAACAAACCGCCTTTTCATTTACGGCGGAACGGAGAATTTAGGCAAGAACTACGGGCATACAAAGCTATGCCTTCCCGGAACTACGCGCCTTACTTCCTATTTGGAAGATGCGGAATCAATAGCCGCCTACGGGATAAAGGAAAACGAGAAGAACTATACCAACATCAAACCGGGACGTATAGGCACGGTTACGGCATTGGGTACGGATAAGATTACCTTCATCGACAATACGATGTTTGACCTTAACGCGAAAGAAGCGGACGGGAAAACAACGAAGTATCTGATAGAAGGAACGAACGCAAAGATTAAGTTTGAAAGCGGGCAACTTGCAGGCTACGAGTTTGACCTGCACAGCTACGAGCATGGAACGCATAAGTTTGTAATAAACAAGTTCCAAGACGAAAACGGTACGGTAAGCATTCGGCCTCGTGCGTGTTTCTCTCCAAGTTATAATAAAGTCAAAAGCCAGACGAAGCATGTCTGGCTTTTGACTTTA